ACGGTTGGGCTTTCAGCCAGCAACGACACATGTAGCAGTTCCACATCGGTATAGTTGGGTATGGTAAAGCACCAGTTCTGGCTGCGGCTGTTGGCCATTTTATGCGGTGGGTGGGCAGGAGGTGAGGGGGGTAATAATATACCCCCTCACCCGGAGTTACGTAGGGCTACGTAGAAAGTGTACCGGGCGCGTGCTGGCGCGTGCCAGGAGCAGTCCGGGGAAAAGTGGTCGCGTGTCATATGCGTGCCCGGCAAAAAATTCGCACACATACAAAATTAATATGCCGAAGCGTGCCTACCCAGCGAACCCGTATACTATGGCGCGCAAGCGCAGGAAGCTCGCGCGGAGCAGCGCGGCGCGCAGAATCCAAAGGACCTGGCGTAGTCGTCCCAACAGAGGCGTCACACGCCGAAGACGTGAAATTGGAGCTTCACTCCGATCCGGTAACTGCAAAAGCAGTATCACAGGAGAGTCGAACACTAACCTTACAAGTACCAACACACTCAACTTCATTGATGTAACAGACATCAACCAAGGAGTGGCTATCAACCAACGGCTGAGAGGTGTCATCAACTGCAGAGGATTCCAATTCCATATGCGCTTTCAAAATCAGCAAGGAGTTACCGCAATGTACTACAACGTTGCACTGGTGGCTCCCAAAAACATCAACTCAGTCAACCCAGTGACTACAGTAGCCTTTTTCAGGGCTAACGGGACTAACCGAGCTACTAACTTCGCAACGCTCGGAGACACTACGTTCCAAAATCACGTGCGAAAGATCAACACTGACGACTATACAGTCCTGTGGCGCAAACAAGGTATCTTGGCGCCAAATTCAGCAGTATCTACTGCTGACAATATGGGAGGAAGACCAGCTATGAAATTCTGGAAGTTTTATACAAAACTAAACCGACAGATTCAGTATGATGACCCAGAAAGTCCAGCGGCAACCAACGGAAAGTGCTGCTTGGTTTATTGGTTCGGGAGAGTGGGGGATACGAGCTTGGCGAGCATTGCTGAAGTCGAAGTAGACATCAAAGCAGTGATGTACTACAAAGAGCCGAAGACTTAACCTTATTTAAAATTTAATCCAGCCACTAAGGGCTAGGTTCTATGACGGTCGGCCCCTGACGGGGCCGGGCCTCCTTAACCTTCGGGTTAACTTAATATAGTTATATCATACCTATCCGCAGACATCTTTGTTTCGTCTGGGTGTTCATTCATAAATACCACCACATGAGGAGTATAATGAAGTATTTTCATCGTACTCTCGTATTTCGGAGACAAAACCATCCGATCCTTGATCATCTCCAAAAGGCCATAGTTCAGATACTCTGCGTTCCCTCTAGGAATGTTGAATAGGAAGATCCGGGAACGAACGTCAATTGCGTGAGCGAGGTCGTCTCGCTTTCCTGGTCCAAGAAGCTGGACTCCATCGAGCTTTGAGAATACGTGTCCACAGAACCAAGACTTACCGAATCCTCCGTCGCGGTCGACGAAGAATCGGACTGTGCGGTCATCTGGTTCTCCGGATAACCAGTCGTAAAGAGCTGTTTGCCAGGGCCGTAGTTCACCGTCACGAAGCTGGGGACGGGGACAGATTTCAGTCGCCATCCGACGCATGGCGACTCGGTAGCGTCCGTAGAGAGCTGGGAACGTCTCAATAAGTTCTCTTTCGTTGGGCTCGGCTTCGAGTTCGCGTAGCCACTCGAGATATCGCTCAAAGTCTGATCTTCGCCCTGGGCTAGTAGATGGGCAACTACCCCATTCGTCAAAATCGCCATCCTTGCTGCAGTAAGCTCGGTTTTGTTCTGGAGTTCCACGCGCGCTTGTGAGATGACACTGAGGCAACAAGCCGCGCACAACGCCGAACCGAACTCGTGAGTTAAATCGGACAAAGCCCTGTAAATGAGGAGTTCCGGTGGTGGGAGCGACTTCTCGTCCAACAATAAGGTACGAGACGGTTGGGCTTTCAGCCAGCAACGACACATGTAGCAGTTCCACATCGGTATAGTTGGGTATGGTAAAGCACCAGTTCTGGCTGCGGCTGTTGGCCATTTTATGCGGTGGGTGGGCAGGAG